AGACGAGGATGGGCAACCGGTAATACATTTTGCATTTTTTGCAAAACGGGTATTGCATAACATATAGGTATTGAAACCGATGTGTGCCGGTGTGTTCCAACTTTAGTAAATTTGCACTTTGTTAGTTGGGAATGAGCAGGCTTTCTGCACTTTGTTGTTTGTAGATTGCTTGGGGAGATGCCATAAAAAGCTATCCTAGATGCACTTTGCATTGTTCATTACTTACACTTTCTCTTCTGTTTTTTTTAAAAAGAAGTTGACATTCATAACAAGAAATAGTATATTAAAAAAATAGTTAGTCGGTGCGGTGCAGTTGGAGTGGCACACTGGTCTCCAAAACCAGGATTAGAAATAATCAGGGGGTTCGAATCCCTCCACCGATGCCATTCTACTACTACATGTCCATTTCTGGTTGACAATTATTTTGTACGGTGCTATATTATAATATATAATTAATAGTGAGAGGCATACATGAGAACACAACCACAAGATATTATTTCTAAACTTGAAGCAGATAATTCACGTTTGGGCAAAGAAGCAATACTCAAATTAGCACACGAAGAAGGATTACCAGAATTTTTTGAGGGTCTTACAATGGCACTTGACCCACTGGTAACATTTGGAGTTAAACAGGTTCCTACAAAAGATGAAGTAATTTCTGCACAAGGTTGCGAATGGAAAATTTTTAAAGAACTTGCAAACAAACTTATTGCAAGAGAACTTACAGGACATGCGGCACGAGATGCTATTAATCTTGTAATGAGTTCAGCAACAGCAGAACAGTGGAACGGTTGGTACCGTAGAATTCTTATTAAAGATTTACGTTGTGGTGTAAGTGAAAAAACAGTTAATAAAGTAGCACCAGGTACTGTGCCTGTGTTTACATGTCCACTTGCACATGACAGTGCAAACCATGAAAAGAAAATGGTGGGTAAAAAACAAATTGAAATTAAACTAGATGGTGTAAGAGTTATTACAATTATACGAGGTGACAAAGTAGAAATGTTTAGCCGTAATGGTAAACAGTTTCATAACTTTGGTCACATCATTTCGGAGATTGAAGAAGTTATTAAACAAAAGCCTGCACCTTATGATCTTGTATTAGACGGAGAAGTAATGAGTGCTAACTTCCAAGACCTTATGAAACAAGTGCATCGCAAAGACGGCAAGCAATCTGATGATGCAGTACTACACTTGTTTGATATGTGTCCGCTTGCAGACTTTCAAAAAGGTATTTGGGACAAAACTCAATCATTTAGAAGTCAAGCAGTCAAGGCTTGGGTAGAGCAGAATGAAAGCATTTTAAAGCACGTACAAGCACTTGAATGGGAAGAGGTAGACCTTAGTACTCCCGAAGGTCAAGAACGCTTTGTAGAGCTTAATAAAGCGGCTGTAGACGGTGGATACGAAGGGGTTATGATCAAAGATATAAATGCTCCTTATGAATGTAAAAGAACACATGCATGGTTGAAGGCGAAACCCTTTATTGAGATCACACTAAAAGTTGTTGCGGTTGAAGAAGGCACAGGCCGTAATGAAGGAAGATTAGGTGCCATTATTGTAGAAGGAGAAGACGATGGATACAATTATCGCCTTAACTGTGGGAGCGGTTTCACTGACTCTCAACGTGATGAGTACTGGACTGAACGTGCTAGTCTCATTGGTCAGCTAGTTGAGATTAGAGCAGATGCTAGAACGAAGTCTCAAGATAGTGAAACGTATAGTCTTAGGTTTCCAAGGTTCAAAACGTTCCGAGGATTTGAGTCAGGGGAGAAAATCTAACATAGTACGTTGGGATTTGGAAAAGGAAGGATAAAATGAGAGAATTTATCTACAACAGTTGGAATGGTGTAATGAATCACGATAAAAATCCATTACGTCATATACCAGACTTTAATACACGACACATGGTGATGCAGGTACTTGCATGGATGTGGTGTATTGCTTTTAGTTTAATTGTAGGTAGTTGGACAGTGTTTGGTGTTAGTGCAGTAGGACACGTTGTTCTACTTGGCGCTATTGCTATTACTGTTGGAACATTTGAAACTGCAAAACGCAAACCATATCTGTTTGGCAGTTATCATTCATATGGTAGACAAAGAGGTTACACTATCTATCATGATAAAAAAGGTAATCCACACAAGGTTTACTTTGATGATAATGATCCAGGCGGAGAACACGCATAATCCAAAAAGTTATTGACTTTTACACTTTCTAATATATACTGTATATTTTAGTAGGAGATTAAAATGGCATTTACTGCACTTAAAGGTGTAAAGACCAAACGTAAACAACCTAGAGCAACCGCACGTATTAAACGCGGAGCCAAACTAGCTGAACCTAGTTGGGAAGGTTGGGAAGAATGGACAGGCGAGCAATACCATAGAGCTAAAGACGCCGCAAGAGCTTGGTACTATGATAATTTTAAGCCACAGGATTTATATCCTAGTGTTTGGATTTGGATGAAAGAACAGGATTATTCTAAAGAAGATATTAAAAACGCAAAATCTGCACCTGCACACACTTTAAGTATTACAGCCGCTATTGTAGCAAAAATGCTACTGCGGGGTATGCCTGCTTACAATGAAAAACATGCAAAGTATTGGGAAAGCCTTCCTGGCACTATGGGTGAACTTGCTCCTAGTACACAATTCTTGAAAAAGCGTATCGAGGATGCTATCAAAGAAGGCAGTACTGTTGTAGAAGAAAAACAGGAAGAAGAGAAAGAAAAGAAGAATGTATATGTTCCAAGTATCCAAGAACGCATTACTGAACAATCTAAGAGGGCAGCAGAAAAGATTGACGAATGGTTAGAAGACCACTACAAAGGCGATGTAAAATTTAATCCAAAAGGATTTGATGTTAAAAAACATTTTGCTGAATATAAAGTTACCCAAGCACATGCTAGGAAAATAAAAGATTTTTATGAATCTGAACTTGCTGAATATAGAGATGTTTTAAATATTCCTACCGCAGGGCAACTTAAAAACATGGACGAAAAAGAAGCCGATCTATGGGAACAACTTAAAGAAGGCTATAGTAACAGTACAAAATCAGAGGTAAAACAAATTATAACTGCTTTAGAAGTTATAATGGATGCTTGTGACTTTATTATTGAACAATCAAAAGCAAATAGAAAAACACGTAAACCTAAGCCTAAAAGCGCAGATAAATTAGTTGCTAAACTAAAATACAAAAAGCAAGACGATAAATTTAATATTGTCAGCATCAATCCTACAGATATTATAGGAGCAAGTGAGGTTTGGGTGTTTAATTGTAAAACACGCAAACTAGGCAAGTATGTTGCAAAAGTAATAGATCCGCTAGGTGCTGGCAGAGAAGGCAGTGGGTTAAGTGTAAAAGGCACTACTATTACACAGTATAATGAAGAAGAAAGTGTACAAAAGACACTGCGTAAGCCCGAAGAACAACTTAAAGAGTTTAAAGGTGCTGGTAAAGTAAAATTAAGGACATTCCTAGAAGAAATTAAGACCACAGACACAAAACTTAATGGTAGGATCAATCCTGATACGATACTTCTACGCTTAAACTGATAAATATTAGTATGAGCAATATCCATGACATACGAAATGGCTTGACAGCCCTATCAGAAGCAATAGACGCATTACAAAGTCAGCCTTCTCCTCAACCCGAAATTTTAGACCGCCAACTAAGCGGTAACAAAATCAACGGTGGAATGATTACAAATTTCAAATCCGTTGGCATTGTTGACGAAGCAAAACAAGTTGCATTAACTGTACACAATGACGGTATTACCGTAAAAGCAATGAATGTACAGGATATAAACAATGATTTAAGAATTAATGGTCATCTTAGAGTAAAAGGTGAAATACATGCACAAAAATTACACGTAGATGAAATAAGTGCAGATGTTCGAAATGAAAGAACTACTCCATTAGAATTCAAAGCTGAAAACAATTCACTTGGTGGAAAAGGTTTGATCTGGACTGGATTAGACTACACAAAACAATTTGTTTTTAGAGATACTCCTAATAGATTATGGAGTAGTGAAGATATTGATATTGATCGAGACAAGGTATATAGAATTGAACGACTGCCTGTCCTAACACTAAACAGTTTGGGCAATAGTGTTACACAAAGTAATCTTCAAACAGTAGGAACACTGCAAGGACTTAGTGTAGAAGGTCGTGTTAATATAGATAATTTTGTATTTTGGGACAGTGATAGTGAAAGATTAGGTATTGGAACTGATAGTCCTAATGCTATGGTTTCCGTAAAAAATATTGATCATGAGTTTATTATTAATAATACAGAAGATAAAAAATTCAAAGTTGGTACTTGGACTACAAGTGCATTACAAATTGTTACAGACGACACTACACGCATAGAAATTGGTACAGACGGTGCTGTAACTGTAAATAATAAAATGAGCGTTGTTGGCGGGTTAGGGATCGGAGTTAAGAATTTCCCTTCAGATGTAGATATTACTACTGCTGGACCTGTTAGAATACAAAACAAAAAATTTGAAGTTGGTAATAGTATTCCTGTCAACGGGTCATACAATAAAGGTGACATTATATGGAACGACAACCCAGTACCGACAGGACACGTTGGATGGATTTGTATAAGAAATGGTTCTCCGGGAGAATGGAAACTTTTCGGACAAATTCAAAATTAGAAAATCAAGTTAACATTTGGAGTATGAGTGCAAGAGTTTTGCCAGTGCTATCAATTCTAATGGCTGCAATTTTATATCTTGTAGATGTTAACACATACACCCAAATGTTTTTTATGGGCGTGGCATTTATGTTTCTTGCTGTTAGTATCACTTGGTGGTGGTGGGTGATGTACGCTATAAAAGATATACATAAAAATATTAACATATCTATAAGTCAATTTGACAATATAAGAAAAGATATCAATCAACTACGCAAAGACATCAAAAAGGTAAAATAAATGCTGGTTATCGGAAACGGTGAAAGCAGGTGCGATATTAATCTAAGTGAAGTTAATACAACCAAGATCGGTTGTAATGCTATAGTGCGAGATTTTTTTGTTGATCATTTAGTATGTGTTGACCGTAGGATGGTAGACGAAGCAAATAATCATTATCAAAATAATTTTAATTTTTTGTATACTAGAGAAGACTGGTTAAAAGAACGTAAGGACTATAAGAACATAAACTGTGTTCCTGAATTACCTTTTGATAGACAGGTAAGAGCAGATGATCCATTTAATTGGGGGAGTGGTCCTTATGCTGTTCTTGTTGCTGTAAATGTAAGTAAGCAAAAAACAATAAAATTACTAGGATTTGATCTATATAGTCAAACTAAAAAAGTAAACAATGTTTACAAAAATACCAATAATTACGATTCTGCAGAAAAAAGTGCAGTAGATCCTAGATATTGGATATATCAAATAGGAAAAATATTTGCATATTTTCAAAAAATAAATTTTATTGTGTATAATTACAATGAATGGATCTTACCAAAAGAATGGCAATATCCAAATGTTTCACTTGACAACCTTAATAATTTGTAATATAATAAGTAACATATATTAGGACTTGGCGTCAACCCTACTAATTCTGCCGCCACAATTATATAGGAGATAATTATGGCATATTACAGCACAAAAACATACGGACACAACATTGGACTTTCTGCAGTCTTCCGTCAACCTAACGCAGATCATTCACACTGTCATCTACTACATGGATATAGTTTACAATTTAAATTTACTTTTGGTTGTTCAGATTTAGATAATAAAAACTGGGCTGTAGACTTTGGTGGACTTAAACCTTTAAAGGCTTGGCTAGAAGATAACTTTGACCACAAGACATGTGTAGACATTAACGATCCTCACAAACAAGACTTTTATAATTTACAGGATAAAGATCTATGTGAAGTAAGAGAGTTTAATGGTGTAGGTGCAGAGAAATTTGCAGAACATGCATGGCGCTTTGCTGATACCCTAGTTAAAGAAATGAGCAACGGTCGTTGCTGGTGTGAATCAGTTGAATGTGCAGAGCATGGTGCAAACAGTGCAATTTACACCCCCTTTCAAGTACAGAAGATGTCGTTTGTAGATGGCTAAGATAGATAAGTCAAAATTCACCAAACAAGAAATTGCAGAGATTAGAGAGAATAAACGCAAACGCAAATTAGAAAAAGAATTTGTTAGAAAGCAAAAACTCTATAGCGGTAACAGTAATTCGTGTGATAAAAATATTCTAGTATTAAAACACGGTACCAAGTACAGTGTAGACTATGTCAATAAAATGTATAACATGGTCAAAGCTAACATGAGCTATGATTTTAATTTTTATTGCATAACCGAAGATCCTATAGGATTAAATCAAAATATAAACGTATTACCTTTACCTCCTACTCTTGCAGTATCAGGCTGGTGGTATAAACCTTATATTTTTTCGGCAGACTTGCCTATTGAAGGTACTATTTTGTATCTAGACCTTGATATGGTTATAGTAGCACCTATAGATAGATTGTTTGATTTTTATCCTGGCCAATATTGTGTTATTAGAGATTTTACTAGGGCAATGAGACCTAATTGGGAAAAATATAACAGCAGTGTTGTTAGGTTTGAAAAAGGACAACTTGATTATGTTTGGAAGAAATTTCAAAAAGAGAACACAAACATAATGCGTAGGCATTTTGGAGACCAAGATTATTTGTATGAAGAAACAAAAAACAAGGCTAAAATATTTCCTGATACTTGGATTTTAAGCTGGAAGTGGGAAGTTCGAAAAGATCGGAGATGGAAGCCAGGTGGAACTAGAGGCAATAGAGAATTAGCAACCATAGAAGATGTTAAGCCTCCTGCAGATTGCTGTATAGTTGCTTTTCACGGGGATCCAAATCCGCATAGATGTAAGGATCCATTTATACTTGACAAATGGAAATAAAGAAGTTAATATGGATTTAAAGTTTACAACTGCCGGCGATTTTATGAAACAAACACCAAAACGAATAGGCTTTGCATGTAAGTACATGCACCCAGACCAAACACAAAAGAAAAAATTACTAGAAGAAATTCAACGACCATTAAACACACGAAGCACTACTGTTGCTTGGCTTAACAGACAAACACGTGAAGTAGCAGAACAAAGACTTTGGGATATTATGGTTCACAACATCAAGTCATACGAAAACTTGATTGAATACGTAGGAGGATTACCCAATGAATTACGAATGGTTAGGCTTGGCAGTGACGTACTTCCTGTATACACTGAGCCTACTTGGTGCTATTATTGGAAACTACCTTCTGTGGTCGCATATTGCGAACAGCATTTTGCAAGGGTCGGCGAGGTGGCAAGGCAATTGGATGTACGGTTGTCTATGCATCCTGGCCAGTTTACTGTGCTTGCAAGTGATAACCCTGATATAGTAAATAGGAGCATAGAAGAATTTGAATATCACACCAATGTCATCCGCTGGATGGGATACGGGCGTACCTTCCAGGACTTTAAATGCAACGTCCATATATCCGGCAGGCAAGGTCCATCCGGTATCAAAGCAGTCCTCCCAAGATTATCTCAAGAAGCGAGAAATTGTATTACCATCGAAAACGATGAAATGTCGTGGGGTATCGACGCAAGCCTCGAACTTGCCGAACATGTCGCACTCGTACTTGATATACACCATCACTGGGTCCGTACAGGAGAATACATTCGACCCACCGACGATAGATTTGCTCGCATAGTAGATAGTTGGCGTGGTGTGCGTCCTGTAATTCATTACAGTGTTAGCAGAGAAGATTTGCTTGATAGACATGCCAAAGGCAAACGTCCTAGTATGAGATCTTTACTTGAACAAGGCTACAAGAAAGCAAAACTGCGAGCACACAGCGATTTTATGTGGAATCGTGCTGTAAATGACTGGGCATTAGAATATTTAGACTACGCAGATATAATGGTAGAATCTAAGGCAAAGAATCTAGCAAGCATAGATTTATATAAATACTACGTAGGAGCAAAATATGAAAACTCAAGGAATAAAAAAGAATTTAAAGTTAGATAAAATTAGAGGTATCAGGATCGATACAGGACCTGTTACATACGTACCTGTTGCGAAAGAAGAAAAATTTCCTGAGCCTACTAAAATAAGAAAAACCAAATCTACAGTTACCAAGGATGGCTGGAAATATTAATGAAATTTAATGAATTTCGACAATGCCAACGCACAAGAGCTAAAACCTGTCAATGCGAAAGTTTGTCTACAATCGCAGAAGCAGATAATGAGCATGCTATCGCTCAATGTGTGCTAGAACATTCGGACACTGTAAAAGGTAATATTGTAATGATGCAAAAAGTATCAGGCGGACCTACTGTTATTAAAGGTACAATTAAAGGTTTAGAACCAGGACAGCACGGATTTCATATACATGAATTTGGTGATTTAAGCAAAGGTTGTGAAAGTGCCGGCGCTCATTATAATCCAGACGGAGTTGATCATGGAGATTTGGAACAAGGACATGTGGGCGATCTTGGTAATATTACTGCTGACAATAGCGGTACCGCTAATATTAAAATTGTTGCTGAACGTATAGATCTAATAGGAGAACGAAGCATTGTAGGTAGAAGTATTGTTGTACACAGCGATGTTGACGATCTAGGTAAAGGCGGTGACGAAGAAAGTTTAAAAACAGGAAACGCAGGTGATAGACTTGCTTGTGGAATAATTGTTTTAAGGGGAGACGACAATGATTAAAAAATGGATAGACTCAAGAATCAAAGAAAGAACATCTTGGGATGGAGCACTATTAGTTGCTCTTGGACTAATGGTATTATTCTTAGCACCATTAGCAAAGATTGCGGCAGGTATCGCTATTGTTTACGGTGCTTGGACAATTTATAAAAAAGAAGATTAAAGTTTACTAATATCTAAATCACTACTAGCGGGCATATCCCATATTTGTTTACGGGTTATGCCCATTTTTTGTGCAAATCTCTTGCTATCACAATTACTACAAACATGAAAATAATTGTTGTTAATCCTGTTAGGGTCCATTTTACCCCTATTTCTTGTAAATTCAACATCACAACTATCACACCTTAATACAATCATAGTACTTGTACGCCAATATTCATGTGCTTTGCCTAGTTTACTATAACGTTCATGCCTTTTTGACACTGTAAATTCTTTTATAAACATACATATATTTACATTAAGATTATAAAATCATACGATAAATAACATTAATAGGAGTCATATATGCCAGTTTGTACACTTACAGAATCAGCAAAAAATAAAATAAACACACTTTGTGAAGAAAAATCAGCATATGCTGTTAGTTTAAATATGAAGGGTGGTGGTTGTGCTGGATTTGAGTATACTTGGAATTTTGCTGAACAAGCAGATATTCAAGAAAATGACGAAGTAATTGAAACTGGTAAAGGACGTTTAGTTATAGGAGCCCCTAGCATTATGTTTTTAGTAGGAACAGAAATTGATTACGTAAGCCAAGTGTTTGGTAGTAATTTTGAAATACATAATCCTAATGCTAAAAGCTCATGTGGCTGTGGAGTAAGCGTAAATTTCGACTTTGATAAGTTAGCAGAACCTGCATAATTGGAGCAATAAATGGCAAAACAAGACGTAAATATTGGTGTTGAGGGTAATGATGGAACCGGCGATAGTATTCGCGAATCCTTCCGCAAAGTAAACGAAAACTTTACAGAACTGTATGCGGTATTTGGCGTAGGTGGCCAAATTACTTTTAGCACACTTAGCGACACTCCGGACGAACTTGCACCTAACACAATACCGCTTGTAAATGATGCAGGAACTTTTGTAACACTTTCTACATTGGCTAGTAATAGTGCTTTAGATGCAAGTGCCCAAGATACAATTACATTCAGTTATGATGTACCAGGAAAACTTATTATCAGTAGTGCATTCACTCAAGTAGGTGATGATTTTACTCCAACACTTGGCGGACCTTTAAATGCAGCTGGTTTTGGTATTGCTAATGTTGGTATAAGCACTGCGGCCGCAGAAGCAATGAATTCTGCACATGACAGTTTAAATAATATCACCGTAGATGATTTAGTTATAACCAAAGGTTATGCTGATCAAAGATATATTACATCTGGATTGCCTTTGCGTGTAGCAGATGAGCCTACAGGTAAATTACACTATACATTTGAGATAAATCAATATGTTGATGGTGCTGTGGAAATCCTAACCCATTATGCAGTTGATCAAGCTCTGCAAGTAGGCGGACACGGATTAGAAAGCGGATCAAACGGCACTGCTGTAAAATTTAATTCAGAAGACTCTGATCCTACTAATTTAACAAGTGGAACAACATACTACCTAAGAGTTGTAAGTCCAACTAGATTGTATCTATATACAGAAGCTAACAAACAATATTCTTTCACTGATAATCTATCTGATGCAGAAACATTTAAGGTTGTTCCAAGCGGCACCATTGCTGCAGACGACACCCACACTTTAGTTGATGCAGCACTAGATAATGATCTTGCAGGAAATTTCTTGGGAGATACTGCAATGCCAAGAGATGCTGTTGTAAGACGACAAGGCGATACAATGGAAGGTCAATTGTATTTGTCAGATCATCCAGGTGAACTTGCAGGACAAGGTGCACCTAATGGTGTAGAAGATCTACAAGCAGCAACAAAATATTATGTTGATAACACTGCCTATAGTTCACCAGAAGTATTATTTGTAAGCTCGGGTGGCGACGACAACATGAATGGTGTACCTCCTGGAAAAGAAGGGACATCTTATACATATGCATTCAAAACAATTAATGCTGCTGCCCAACGTGCTGAAGAATTAATTAAATCTGCTCCTTCAGAACCCGGCAACTATATGCAAACTCTTACACACACAGGGTTTACAAAAGACAGTGTTGTCATTAATGCAGACGTTGAAACTCCTGTATTTGAACAAGCAAGAAAATTATTAGACAATAACAGATTATATATTCAAAAAGAAGTAGTTTCATTTATTAATAGACAATTTCCCGACTTTTCATATGCAGAAGCTACATGTGAAAGAGACGTAGGTTTAATTATTGATGCTATTGCATTAGATATTAACAGAGGGCTTACAGCAAACTATCTTACTATACAAGCAGCACAAAGATACTATTCAGGTGTGAGTGCAAGGATTGCTATTACCACACAATTGGATGAAACAGTTGCAGGAATTGTAAAAGCAAGAGACATTGCTACTGCTGTATTAACTAATGACTTACTAGAACAACGTAATGTACAATCTATTACAGTAGAAGAAATTCCAACTGTTACAACTACAACAAATCACGGACTGAGTAACGGCGATCTTGTAGTATTTAGAAATGTTCAAGGTATGGTGCAAATCACAGATAACACAAAAAAATATGTAAGAGTAACAAGTCCATCTACATTTGAACTTTATAATGATAGCAGTTTAACAGTGCCTTATGATACATCAGGATTTGACGGCTATACAGGCAGTGGTATTATTGGACTTGTTTATCAAGTTGAAGAAAATCAATACTTTGATTTAGGTACTATTGTAACTATTACAACTACTGGCAATGTTAGTGTGTCAGCAGGTGAAACATTGACACAAGTAGGAAGCGGAGCAACTGGTATTGTAGTTAGTTCAGTAACTAATGGAACCACAGTGCTTTTAGAATCAACTACAGGAACCTTCAACACTGGTAACGAATTTACAGGTAGTGTAAGCGGAGCATTAGGTCCTGATAGTATTCCTAGTACAATAGCAAGAGACCTTGACGCAGATAGTAATGCTGTTACTGCTGTTCAAGATAAATTTAATTTGATTACTACAATCATTCAAAATGGATTAGATAGTGGTGGTGACATTGTTTATGGTAGCACATATAAAATTGTTGTTACAAATGGTGCAAGCACATATACAGATCAAACCAATCCTAACAATACAGATGCACTTCCAGGTAAGGTTATACGAGGCAAACGTTCTGAAGCAATAGGACAAATAGTTAGTTTCACAAATGACGTAGGTGCAGAGGCTGCGACAGATCCACAAACTGGCAGTTTGGAACCTGGTCCGACTGTCTTCCAAGTACATTTGCTAAGTGCAACAGATTTTGAACCAGAAGAACCGTTAGAGTTTGGTAATTTTGTTAAAAGAAAACAAGTTACTATACAAGTAGAATCAGGTATATATGAAGAAGATTATCCTATTAGAATCAGCAATAACGTATCTCTTAGAGGTGACGAGTTTAGACGAGTAATTATCAAACCAAAAACAGAAACTGAGTCACGTATTCCAAGAATTTCTCAAAGCCCGTATGCTAATTTATACTTTTACAGAGATAATGAATTTGATGGATTGACTTTGAATAATGGTGGTACAACTTTCTTAAACCAAGATGGTTTTGCACAAGGTAAGTTTGGATATCACTATTTGTTTAGAGGTGATAGACCATTAAATATAGGAGATGCAATAACCAATGCGGGTAACTATACAACATCGTCATCTATCCTTGCTGAAAATAAAGATTATATCATTGAAGAAACAATCAAATATATTAGCGATAGATTTCCGGATCTTACATACAGCACAGATAAATGTCGTAGAGACACAAGATTAATAGTTGAAGCATTAATAAATGACCTAAGGTTCGGCAGTGAAGAAAAAACACTTGAAGTCCAAGGATCTTATCATTCCTTAATAACAGATGGTACTGGCGATTACCTTACACAATTAGGCGATAGCACACAAGAAGTAGCAACAGAAGCTGCTATACAAAATATTAGTCAACTAGCCAATGCTCTTTTAGCAGGTAATGCTCCTAACTTTACTGTTGTAGATGCAACATTTACTCCAACAAATGCAACATATAATCCTTTGACTGGTGTCCTGGTATTAACTATCGGAAGTCACAGTTTAGAAGTTGGTCAGTACATAGAAATAGAACCTCAAAGTATAAGATTTACTTGTGCATCTGACGGCAATGTAACACCTGTAGCTTATCCAAGAACTACAGATCCAGCATATCAAACTAAATTAGAAATTACTGCAAAAGCAGCCACAACTATTACAGTGAATGTAGGAACATCAAGCGAAACTTCAGCACATACTTTTGTAAGCGCAGATGCTAATTCAGTAACCTATGGTGAATATACAGCAGGTAGTGCGGCTGTATTAGCAATCGAAACACCAGACACCACACTTGGTGCAGGTGAAGCAGGCACAGGTTCTATTGTTGGTAATTTAATTGATAAAATTACATTTGTATTTGATCCTGAATATAATCCTCCAAAACGTAATGATCAAATGGACGTTTTCTTAATGAGTGATGCTACTATCATAAGAAACGTAACAGTTCAGGGACATGGCGGATTTATGTGTGTGCTTGATCCAGTAGGACAAGTTTTAACTAAATCTCCTTATATCCAAACGGCATCAAGTTTCTCTAAGAGTATTAATAAAAAGATTTTTGCTGGCGGCATGTACGTTGATGCGTATGTTGGAAACTTGCCTACACGTATTATAGGACAACCTTTTACAGCAAACAAATTTATACTTGATGTGAAAAGTAACTTAGGTGAAGGACTAAGATTACGTCCACCACAATTACCTTGTCCATTTTATGTAGAAGGTAGACGTTATCAGGTTAACGCAATTTCAGATTTTGACCAAGGTCAAGGAACAGCTAGAATTTATCTGGATGCAAATTCAAATGATGGTGTTGGTTATGATGTTGAGCAGTTTGATGATTCAAGTGTAGAAAGAGATATCTTTTTCCAAACTGCTGGTAACAGAAGTATGTTAGCAAACGACTTTACACAGATTAACGACTTAGGTTATGGATTAATTGCAAACAACGCTGCATTCTCAGAGCAAGTAAGTACATTTACATATTATTGTCAAACAGCAATGTATGCTAATAATGGTTCAGAAATTAGAGGATTAAACTGTTCTAATGGTTATGGTAACTTTGGTCTAATTGCTGAAGGTGCCGATCCAAACGAAATTCCTGATCAGATTACAATGAAAAACAGTATGGTTCAACCTGCTAAGGTATTTACTGATACAACTTATACAAACGCATTTGACGAACCAAGCATTACAGTCACAGACTTAAAAAGACCGCCAACTGCAAATAGTATTATTACTATTGATCACGGAGGTGTAACAGGAACACTAAATTATGCAATTAGTACTGTTACTAATTTAAGTGACACTGACGGAGATGGTGTAATTGGCGAAGCAGGTGATGTTGTAATTACAGGTGTATCAGCACTAGATGTTACAACTCTTGCAGGAACTACAGCAGCCACAGGCACATATCAGAGTGTGGCAACAAATACATCAGGTTCGGGTTCAGGGCTAACTGTTAATGTAACTGTTACAGGTGTTGGTGCAATAGGAGGTTCAGGTGCTGCTGTTGTAGCAGTTGATCAACCAGGTGTAGGACATGCTGTTGGTGATACTATTACAATTAGTGGTAGTAATCTTGGAGGAAGTTCTCCTACAAATGATCTAACAATAGACGTAGATACAATCTTTGGAACTACACAAGGAACACACAACAATTTAGTTTATAAACTAGATCTCAAAGCAGATGATGTTGCAGCTGATGATTTCTTTGGTACACTACAAGCAACTGTTGCTGATGGAACTATCATAGAATACAGAGATAACTTTAATCATATATTTTCCAATGTTGCAACTCCGGATGATCTAGTAACTAGACCTTCAACAGCGATTAACTTTGATGAAAGCGATAATACAACTTATAGAAGTATTGCATTTAGTAACAAAGATTCATTCAGTCAGGATCTTGCTGTAGATGAAGTGCTAACCACTTTTGAATTAGGATTTGACTTTGTAGACTTAGCAATTTCTACAACCAACCTTACTGGAGGATTTGGTAGTGCTCAAGGTGATACAAAAATTGCTGTACAGCCTTTGACTGTAAGTGAAGCAAACCTTTTTGATGACGGAGAAAGAGTAACAAGAGATAGTAGAACACAAGAAGGTTTATATCCAGGCGATCCTGGTTATAGTGCAAACGGTGGAATGCAATTTATATGGGATGGTAAAACACACGGTATCACAGGATATCATGTAGTATACGATTTTATCACCACTGGATCAATTACTGTAGTTACAGATGAAACTATTACACAAGCAAATACAGGGGCTACAGGTAAAGTAGTAGCTGGCACGACAGGATCAACTATTCAACTTTACGACATAACTGGTACATTTAATACAACTGATCAATTAACAGGAAGCACAAGTGGTGCTCTAGGTGCTAACAGCGTACCAACAAGTGTTACAGCAGATAGTTGGGCTTATATTGAAATTGTTGATATAGCAAGTACAAATATTAATACAGGTTATGGTGGTAGTGGTATTAATAGTGCAATACCTGCTGCAGAACGAGTGTTGAGTGCAGGATTACCAGCAGGATCTACAGGTGAAATAACTATTGCTATTTCGTTGCTTAGAGCTACCGGTCATGACTTTACACAAATAGGTACAGGTTCGTTCAACGACAGTAACTATCCAAATGTTATTTTAGGTGAACCTGTCAATGCCCTTGCTGATTTTTACACAGACTCAGAAACTGCAACAAGTTCTCAGGTATGGGAACGTAGAAAAGGTAGAGTATTCTTCGTAAGCACAGACCAAGATGGTTTCTTTAGAGTTGGTAAATTCTTTAGTGTAGACCAAGCAACAGGTGATATTACATTTGCTGGTGAAATTGGTCTTTCAAATGCAAACGCACTTGGCTTTAAGAAGGGTGTTACAATAAATGAATTCTCAGCAGATGACAGTTTTGCAGATGATTCAGGACAGGCAGTACCTACAGAAAAAGCAGTTGGCGGCTATATAAACCGAGTGCTTGGATTCAATGTTAAATCAGGTACGCAGATTCCTGGCAGTGCAAATAGAATAGGCCCAGGCTTCCTTCCACTAAATGGATTAAGTTCTATGGAGGGAAATTTAAATCTTGGATCTAACAAAATAGTAAACCTTTCACTTCCATCGAGTGGAACTGATGCAACAAATAAAAACTATGTTGATGATAACGCAAACGCATTTGCTACAGTAAAACAACTTAGAGATACCAGTGTAGACACTGTTGGAAGTAATGAACTTGCAGTGTTTAGTGGTAAATCTATAATTTACACTGAACCAGAAACTGGTGGAACATTTACAATTGGTGACACAATCCAAAATGCGGCTGTATCTCCAACAGCAACTGGTGTTGTTGTAGATATTGAAACGATTACTGATGAACAATTCGGAAGCATAAGAAAAATTGTTTACACCGTAGGTACCGGAACATTTGATCCAGACAATGATACTATTTTCGAAAATGGAGGCAGTGCCCAAGCTATAGGATTATCTACACCATTACAGGCAGATGTTGGCGGGCCTTTCCCAGAAATTACACATGCTTCAGAAGCAACTTCAAGTGATATAAACCTTACAATTACTAGAACTGCTGCAGGTGCAGAATTTGATTTCCAATATGAAGCAGATAGTTTAGTTAATGCTGATGTAAACAGTGCAGCGGCTATTGCACAAAGTAAACTAGCAATGAATACAGCAGGCACAAGAGCAAACGCTACTGGTATTAGTCAAAGTGACCTAGGTGTTGCAACATTTAAGAACACAGAATTTACAGAAACTAGTGGCTTTGTAGAACTACAAACAAGTTCGAGTACAGCGACAGGTATTGCTCCTGGCAAACTACAATGGGTGGCAACAGATACTGTGCTTGGTAGAAGTGCAGCAGGCAATGGCGCGGTAAGTGCTATTAGTTTTGATACTGTACTTGATGAAGGTGGTGCTCTTAGAGATAGTGAATTTGGTGCATTTGGTGGAAGCGGTGACGAAGTTCTAATTAGAACAGCAGCAAACACTTATGGTGTTACAGAGGTTACAACATCAGGTGAAAACAGTCGTATTGTAAAAACTCTAAGTAACGGAAAAATCCGTGTACAAGGTCTTGTACTTGGTGGAGCTGACAGCTATGAAGTTGCTACAACAACAGGAACAGGTACTACTCTTACAGTCAAAACACCTGGACAGGCTGTTATATTCAATGCAACTGGTACTACTAGTGCTAGTTTGGTTACAAAGTTTCCTGGTATTATAGATATAGGTGATACAGGACTTGAAACAGAAAGTAATTTCCAAACTGCAAGTTCGTATGCCACTGAAGGCTTTGTAAGCACAGACTGGGTTTACTCTAACTTTATTGAAGCATTAACGGAAAGAGATGTAAACAGCACTGGAATTGGCTTAGGAGCAGGCGGCGGCTTTACAGAAAGTGCTGCAAACACTATTGTATTTGTAAGTAATGGTTCTGTTCGAGCAACTATTGATAGTACAGATTTACATGTTGATGCAATATCAAGTTTAAATTCAAACACCGATCTTACACTTAGTGGTAATGGTACTGGAATTGTTAGAATAAGTGATAGTTTAGATGTAAACAGTATCGAATCTAGCACTGCAAATACCAATCTAACACTTACAGCAAACGGTACAGGTGTCGTAAATGTAAACGATACATTCTCAGTAAGCGGATCAGCATCGTTCAACGGTGATGTAAACATAGGTGATGCAACTACAGAAACTGTTACCTTCACAGCAAGAGTTGATTCAAACATAGAACCTGACGCTACTGCAAATAATAGGAACTTGGGAAATAGTGCAAGGAAATGGAACACTGTTTATGCAAGTGTATTTGATGGAACAGCAACATCAGCACAATATGCTGACTTGGCTGAGAATTATCTAGCAGATGCTGAGTATGAAGCAGGCACTGTATTGATATTTGGTGGCGACAATGAAATTACAACCACAAACACAAAAGGTAATGCTAGAGTAGCAGGTGTAGTTTCGACTAATCCAGCACACTTGATGAATTCAAATCTAGAAGGCGAATATGTCACAGCAATAGCATTGCAAGGTCGTGTACCATGTAAGGTACTTGGACGGGTAGCTAAAGGAGATATGTTGGTTACAAGTGCTATACCGGGATATGCGATAGTTAATAATTCACCAGGTGTTGGACAAGTCATAGGTAAAGCAGTAGGTGATAAAGATGATGACGGCAAAGGCACAGTTGAAGTTGTGGTAGGGAGAGTATAATGGCTAAGAAAACTATCAACATTGGATCAAGTATAAATGCAGGTGATGGAGATCCTTTAAGAACTGCGTTTGATAAGATCAATGATAACTTTGATGAACTATATTCAGCAACCACACTTGATTTAGATAATATTGGATCTAATATGATTCCTGACACAGATGGTGCGTATGCACTAGGTAGTGCTAGTAATCAATGGAGTGACCTATATGTAAAAGATTTTGTTTACATAGGTAATGCAAGGCTACAAGCAGATGCACAAGGTAATCTAGTTGTGAATGGTGCTAGTATCAAAGTAGACGGTGACGTTAGTGGTAGTATTTTTGCAGATGATAGCACTTTACTTGTAGATGCAATAAATGGTAAAATTGTAGGTCCGGTCGAAGCCAACGTCACTGGTAATTTAACAGGAAATGTAACTGGTAATTTGACGGGCAATGTAACAGGAAATGTAACAGGAAATATAGTGGGGAACACAACCGGATACCATACAGGCGATGTAACTGGTAGTGTATTTGCAGATGATTCAACTATTATTGTTGATGGTGTTTCAGGAGCTGTAACACCTTCTGAATTTAAACCACCTATGCTTACACAAGCACAAATAGATACGCTTACACCTGTAGAAGGATTAATGGTGTACAACACAACAACAGGAAAGTTTCAAGGATATGCTGCAGACGCAAATAACGACAGTGTTGCTGGCTGGGCAGATCTACACTAAATATAGATATAGGAAAACAAAATGGCAGTAAGA